CTCGCGGCATTTCAACAAATTTTAGGGGGCGATGATGCAAGTTTACAAACTTACTCCTACCGAGCGTCAAGCGATTGAGGCTTTGAGTGCTTCTCGCTTGAATGTTTTGATGGTGGTTTGTGATATGGGTGACGGGATTGGTTGTGTCGTTGATTATGTTGATCTCAGTAACCCAATATATGCAGATTACCGAGCATTGTTCGGGAAGACTTTGGACGCTGAACGTATTGTTGAGTGGGTCCCCGAGTCGTTTGTGTAGAGAGGTATTTAATGTCATACCAGAAACCACTTGTTGTCAAAGATGACACTATTCAATCGCTTCTGGCGGGTGATATGGTGGGTCTTGGGGACTTCCCGGATTGGGAGACGAATAGTCTTGCTTGGGCGCAGACTCGACAAGCTCTCTGTGCGCGTATTGGGGCTCGCCGCGCGCAAACAAATCAAATTGCCACAACATTCGGAAGCCTTAGTGGCGTAAACAAATGGCACGGTGGTGTTTTGGCTCCGAATGGAATGATCTATGGGATTCCATCTTTCAGTGCCACAGTGTTGAAGATTGATCCGACTACAGATACTCCAAGCACGTTTGGAAGTCTCGGTGAGGCTTACAAATGGAACGGCGGTGTCTTGGCTCCGAATGGAATGATCTATGGGATTCCGTCTACTAGCACAGTAGTATTGAAGATCAATCCGACTAATGACACAGCGGGTACATTTGGAAGCCTCAGTGGTGATAACAAATGGTTTGGTGGTGTCTTGGCTCCGAATGGAATGATTTACGGAATTCCTAACAATAGCATAACAGTATTGAAGATTGATCCGACTTCTGATACTCCGAGTACGTTTGGAAGCCTTAGTGGTGTTGGCAAATGGCGTGGGGGCGTCTTGGCTCCAAATGGAATGATTTACGGAATCCCTAATGACAACACCGAAGTGTTAAAGATCAATCCGACTAATGACTCTGCGAGCACATTCGGTAGTCTTAGTAGTGATACTGGCAAGTGGTGCGGTGGTGTCTTAGCTCCAAATGGGATGATCTATGGGATTCCTCATAATAGCACAACAGTATTGAAGATTGACCCGACTACGGATACGCCTTCAACGTTTGGAAGTCTCAGTGGAAGTGGCAAATGGTATGGCGGTGTCTTAGCTCCAAACGGGATGATTTACGGAATTCCTAGTGGTAGTACCGAAGTGTTGAGGATTGACCCGACTAATGATACAGTGAGTGTATCCGAGAGTCTCAGTGGTGCTATCAAATGGTTCGGCGGTGTCTTGGCTCAGAACGGAATGCTCTATGGGATTCCATACAATAGTACCGAAGTATTGAAGATCGGTGGTAGCTTTGATGATGTACCGCTTGATTTCTGTCTCTCGCGGCATTTCAACAAGTTCTAGGAAGCCAACAGGTGGGTTTGAATGCCTTTGGTCGGGCGGGTGATTTTGTTGGCTGAGGGATTTGTGAGGGACGAGCAATTGTTCAAAGGGCGAGAGAAACAATGAAGAAGTTTCGATTGCATGTTGTTGCATTGCCGCATACGCAAACGAGTTTGCGACATTCGGCTTGCGCATTCACGATTAAGGTACTTCGATTTTGTCGTATGATGGCGAGCCTCGGACATGATGTCTTTCATTACGGTGCTGAAGGCAGCGAGGTGCAGGATTTCACTGCTGAGGATATTCCAGTCATATCGGCGGTTGAACAAGAAGCGTATTTCGGACCTTTCGATCCAAACAAGCTGTATGACTGTGATTTCTCGCCCGAGGCTCCTTATTGGAAGGCGTTGAATGAGCGGTCGGCGGTTGAGATTAACAAGCGCAAACAACCGGGAGATATTGTTTGTATTATCATGGGGCGATCAAACTTGCCTCTTGCGAAGTTGATTCCGGACTTACCGCTTGTTGAGTTTGGTATTGGTTACAATGGCCCATTCTCGAATTTTCGTGTGTATGAGTCGTATGCTCACATGCACAAGATTTGGGGCGCCGAGAAAGGCTATGATCCTGATGCCAGCTACTACGAAGTGGTGATTCCGAATTACTATGACCCAAGCGAGTACCCGTTTAAGTGCGAGAAAGAAGACTACTTCTTGTACCTTGGACGATTGGTGTCACGAAAGGGGATTGTTATTGCGGTCGAGATGTGCCAACGTATTGGCGCGAAGTTGATACTCGCCGGACAGGGCTGCACGAAAGTTGAAGGGAACGCGATTCACTGTGCTGATGGCAGCACTTACAAAGGGGATAATTTGGCGCATGTTGGTTGCGTGGTCGGCGAAGAGCGTGCTAAGCTTCTTCAGAATGCGAGAGCCGTTATTGCGCCGACGATTTTTACTGAGCCTTTCTGCGGTGTGGCTGTTGAGGCTCAATTGTCCGGAACACCGGTGATTACTGCTCCGCATGGCGCTTTTTCTGAAACTGTGGAACATGGGCGAACTGGTTTCCGCTGCCATACATTGGATCATTTTGTTTGGGCCGCGAAACATGTTCACGAACTTGATCCACGATACATTCATCAACGGGCTGTGGCAAACTACAGTATGGATCGGGTGAGGTGGATGTATCAGGAATACTTCGAGATGATTGACGACCTTCGGCGCGAGGGGTGGTACGAGATACACGAGGATCGACAGAATCTCGATTGGCTTCGTCGATACTAGTGGGTGACTCATGGTACTTGATGGAGATTATTATCTCAAAGTCTCCGGTGACGGTGCGACTGTGAGATGGTGATTGTTTATTACTGTTTATTTATGTTAGGAGACTCAAAATGGGATTGATTTCTGACTTCCTTAACGCATCGGTTGGCATCGACCATAACTTACCGATTGACCCATTGGATAGGCGCGCATACCGCGAACTTCAGGCGCTCGAAGATGAGGGCGCTTTTGCGTTGCCCGCGTCTTTGCAGGCTGCCGATGAACTTCAGTCGATTGCTATTTATGTGCCCACTGTTTCTGGTGGCACCTTTACGCTGGAGTTCGTTTTAGCCAGTGACGAGACTTTCACGACGGCTGGTATTGCCTTTGATGCCAATGCCGCAACGATCGAGGGCGCGATTGATACTGCTGCGACGACCGCCAGTATCGTGGGTTGGACCAATGGTGACATCTCTGTTGCTGGCGGCCCCCTGACTACGACTCCGGTTACATTGACCTTTGATGGCACTTCTGTCAAGGAACAGAATCACGATTTGGTCGTGATGGATGATGGTAGCCTTTCGGGTGGTGGTTCAGGCGGCGTGATTACTACAACGACTGAAGGACAATCGGATCGACTTGGCTATGGCATCTTGACGCAGTATGGCATTCTTGCCGGCACTGTCCCTGCGGAAGATGTTGTGCCAACGGCATTGGCCGCCGCTGCATCACCAGGAGAGCGACGACTTAGTGCTGAAACAATCCAAGCGATTGCGCTTGAAATCGCTGTTACTGAAGGCAACAATTTGGCAATCTCTGACGCGATTGTCGCAGCCGCCGGAGTGTAGTTTCAAGAGGTGAAATATGTCATTTAATACGACATATTATGGTCTACTTATTGAGGCGGACGAATACTTTGAAAGCCGCCTTCACGAGTGGGCATGGTCTAGTGCGTCTACAAGTGACAAAGAGAAAGCTTTGATCGAAGCTCGCCGTTTGATAGACGGATTGTGTTACAAGGGATACAAGCACACCGTCTATGAGGTGATGGAACAGTGGGCAGAAGGTACGGAAATTGACGACGACAAACTCGCTGAGATTCGTGCCGCGGAATTAGCCCAATTGAATGAGTTTCCGCGCGGACCTGATTCTCAAGTTCCTGAAGACATTCGTATTGCACAATACGAGATTGCGCACAGTCTTTTGGATAACAAAGACCCTGAGTTGGAACTGGAACTTCTGGCTGTTTCGAGCGCGACATACGGAGGCGTCAAAACAATGTATCAGCGGGAACAGCTTCCACTGGAACATCTTATCAATCTTATTCCGAATGCAGTCGCTTGGCGGCGGCTTCGTCCGTATTTGCGCGATGGTGATGCAGTCAATCTGTCGAGGGTTTCATAATGACTCTTAAATGGATCGAAGGCTTTGAAGGATTTGGCGTTACGCCTGGTTTGGCTCCTCAGCCGACTGGTGTGCTTGCGCGTAAGTACACTGTGAATGGTGAGGCGAATATGGATATTGAGGAAGGCTGGTGGTCCGGTAGCTTTAGTTTGGAATTGAATAATGCCGGTGATTATCTCCATTCACCAACATTTAGCCTCACAGGTGGCGGTGCAAGCCAGACAACTTGCACAGGTTTTGCGGTGCAATTCTCAAATCTTGGAGCCTACAAGTTTTTCTCGCTGTACGACGATAACTCCAATGAGTCCATCAATCTTCGTCTCCGGGCTGATGGAGAAATTGATGTTTATCGGGTTACAACGTTACTTGGAACGACATCAGGAGCCGCTATTGAGGCGGATGTATGGTTCTTTGTTGAACTTAAAATTTTTACCCATAATAGCGCTGGTACCGTGGATGTTCGCATCGATGAGTCGAGTGTTTTGTCGCTTAGTGGACAGGACACGGTTGAGGGTAACTATTATAATTCTTCTTGGCGACTTTGGGCACTCAGTAGTGGCGCGGTGAAGTTCGATCACTTACACTTTCTTGATGGGTCTGGCACCAAGAACAATAATCTTCTCGGACCGAAACAAGTCAGAACTATTCTTCCTAATGCAGTCGGCGACAGTAATGAATGGACACCGACGGCGGGCAATAATTACGAGTGTGTTGATGAGGATGTCATTGATGACTTGACGAGTTACGTAGCGTCAGGTGTTTCAGGTCAGCAGGATTTGTATGAGTATCCCGATATTTCAGCAGCTATGTTGCCCGAAGGCATTGTTGGAGTGCAGATCAATAATGATTGTCGGCGATATGGCAGTGTTGATTTTGATTTGCTTGCATTTGCCAAAGGAACGGGCCCGGCGGCTGTTGGCGGTGTGGCGTCGGTGGATCACGACGCTTTTCTAACAGAATCGAGTATCATGGAATCTGATGCTGATGGTGCAGATTGGACGCGCGCAAATTTTAATAGCACACAGTTTGGTGTAAAGATCGGATAGAATCAATGGCGCTGCTTTGGATGGACGGTTTTGACGGGATGAATACTGACGGCAATAGTGCCGATGAGTATGTTCGCCGCCGTTACACAACATACATGGATGATCCTTGGTTCGCTCGAACGGGCCAACATGGTTTTGGAAAATCTCTCTATGGGTACTACAATGCTCTCTACACACCTCAGTGGCCGACTACTGACCGAACATTGTATATCGGGCTAGCATTCAAAGAGACCACCTACCGCAGCGACTCGTGGATTTTTCAATTGACACAACCACCTGCTTCCGGTGTGGGTGGCGACCTGGGTACTGGAATTGGGTTTATGTACATGACCGATGAGCAAGAGATTCAAGTCCGTCGTGGCTCCACTGTTTTGTGGACGACTGCTACTGGTGGATCAATCACATTTGACTATTGGAACTGGTTGGAGTTCAAGATTTACTGTGATAACACCAACGGTGTGGTTGAGATTCGTCGCGGTGGAACAATTATCTTTTCAGAAACAGGCGACACTCAGGAAAATTCTGCTGTGAATTATCATGCCGGCCTCTTCATCAATAATACACATTCCCGTGAGTTGTTCTGGGATAATCTCTATGTTTGCGATTCAACGGGCACAAAAAATAATAGCTTTCTCGGGCCATCTCGTGTTGTTACGATGTCACCTGAAAGCGATGGTGATGAGTCGGATTGGACACCCCAAAGTGGTTCGGATCATTATGCAATGGTTGATGAGATGCCGCTTGTTGACTACAACGATTTTATTGATTCAGTGGTTGTGGACGACAAGGACTTATGGGGATATGCTAATGTTGCAAACATTGGCGATACTATCCATGCGGTTCAAGTTATCACAGACGCACAATCAGTTGATGGAGCCGGCATCTCTTTGAAGACGTTGACTAAAACTGGTGCGACGGAGACGGCTGATAGTGGTTTGCCTTTGAAGACTTCTTTTTTAGCACTTCCTCGTACCATGGAAGTTCAGCCTGGCGGCGCTGGCGATTGGACTGAGGCAGCGTTGAATGTGTACCAGTTTGGCGTGCAGCGCGTGGGGGTGTAAGATGGCTCTTGTTTGGGTTGACGGTTTCGATAGCTACGGGGCAACCGAGGATAATTTTGTCGCACCCTCCGGTATTTTGGGTCGCAAGTATACTTGGAGTGGCAATTGGAAAGTAATTGCACCCCGTGTCGCTGGGAATGGTCACGCTATTAACCGAGAAAGTGGCAGTATTACAACTCCAATATTGACAACTGATGACACTTTGATTGTTGGGTTGGGGTTGAGAGTCGAGGGCTGGTTCGGTATTGGAAACGGCGCTGTTTTGGAATGGTTTCAAGGCGGCACTCGTCGATTGTACATGTACTATCGCATAGAAAATGGAGAAATGGAGATTTGGCAGGATAAAGTCACAGATGTCTATCTTGGCGGTATTCATGCACGGTGGCGTTATTGGCAATACATTGAGATCAAGATTGACACAACGGCTGGCACACTTGATGCGCGCCTCAATGGTGCCACTATTTTGTCCTTGTCTGGAATCACATTTGATTCGATCAATGATGTGCTCCGTTTGGGTTCTCAAACACAACCACACTACGATGACTTCTATGTGTGTGATGGGACGGGTTCTAAGAACAATAATTTTCTCGGCCCGCGTAAAGTTGCGCTGATTCGCCCGACTGCTGATGTTGGCGGCTTTCAAGACTGGACACCGTCAACAGGATCAGATCATTACGCGATGGTCGATGAAGAGGAGTGTAATGACGACACAGACTATGTGTCTGAGACAGATACCGATGAAACTGACTTGTTTGAGATGGATAATGTCTCATCGGTGTTGTCTGGAGTTGATGGCATGATGGTGTACGCAGATGCCCGTAAGGACGATGGTGATGTTAATTTGCGTCTACCAATTCGTTTGAGTGCAACAATTGATGAGGGGTCGTCAATTCTTGTTTCTGAAACGAGTTACACTGGAAAACATCGTATTAGTGAAGATAAGCCTGGTTCGGGCGACTGGACACCTTCTGATGTTGATTCGGCTCAGATCGGTGTGAAGGTTCCTGCTTAGTGAGGTGCTTCAATGGCTCTTCTTTGGGTTGATGGTTTTGATAGCTATGGAACTGGTGTTTCTCAAGTGCCAGATGCTATACTTGGTTGGCGCTATCAAGGTGCTGCCGTAGATTATAATCAGTTGAGTAATCCTCGTGTCGTGGGAAATGGTCGAGGTCTCAAGACTGATTACATCGGTTGGACGTCTACGCCAAAGCTCACTGAGAACCGAACTCTGATTGTTGGTTTTGGTTTCTATTTAGAACTAGGAGCTACCAGCGGCCTGCTTCTCGAATTTTGGAATCGGCAGAATCGCAGTGTTCATTTGAAACTTCGAGGATATGCAGGTGAGATTGATGTCTACGGCGGCCCCAGTGCGTACCAAAATTATCTCGGCACAACTTTAGGTGCTCGTCTCGGATTTAAGAGATGGTCTTACATCGAAGTCAAAGTCTACTGTGACAGTGCTGCTGGGACTGTTGATATTCATGCCGATGGACAAAGTGTTCTCTCTTTGAGTGGTGTCAATACACAGCGCATCTCGGAAAATTTCCATGATCGCATAGTTATTCTTCCGGATGTTAGCTCTGGTTATACGCACGCCATTGATGATCTCTACCTTTGTGACGGTTCAGGTGCAGTCAACAATGATTTTCTCGGTCCGTGTAAAGTAGCGCCACTTAGGCCAGAAGCCGATGTAACTGGAGAGAAGGACTGGACACTGTCAACAGGAACCGATCACTATGCATTGGTCGATGAAATCGAAGCCAATGAAGACACAGATTACGTAGAGTCGGATACTGTTGACGATCAAGATTTGTGGGAGTATGAAGATACTCCAATTGAGATTGGCACAATTCATGGCATTCAGATTTGTACGGATTGTCGAATCACGGATGCTGAAGTATTCGATTTGAAGACACCGGCTAAACTTGGCACAACTACTAGTGAGGGTTCAGGGCAGCGGATTGGAAGCACACAATACTTGTCTGCTCTCCGTGTGATGGAGACGGACCCGGATACCAATCCGTGGACAGATGACAATTTGGATGACGCACAGTTTGGTGTGAAGGTAGCATAACCATGGCGGTGCGAGTAACTCGTGAATATGCCGATGTTCTCGGAGCCGGTGAGGGAGAGGTAAGAGTTACTCGACAGTATATCGAGATGCTCACTTCTGGTTATCCGAGAGTTCGGGTTGCACGGCAGTATGTGGAAGTGTTGGCTTCGCTTCCTGACGATGTTACGCATGTGACACGACAGTGCGTGGCTGTTTTGGGTGACAAGCCTATACCGACTAGCGAAGATGCTCTCATCTTGATTGATGAAGCTACAGGACGTGTAACACTTAATCTATCTTACTACGGCACGTTAGCTGAAGCGATCGAATACTTTGATAGTCGTCTCTATGAATGGGCATGGTCGGCCGCATCATCAGGAGACAAGGGAAGGGCTTTGATTGAAGCTCGTTGTTTGATGGACGGATTGTGTTACAAGGGCTACAAGCATACCGTTTATGAAGTAATGGAGCAATGGGCAGAAGGCACGGAAATTGACGATGATAAACTTGTTGAGATTCGCGCCGCCGAAAAGACTCAATTGAATGAATTTCCGCGTGGCGCGGATGTGGAGATTCCTGAAGACATCCTTATTGCGCAATACGAAATTGCGCACAGTCTTTTGGATAATAAGGACCCGCAGCTAGAATTGGAACTTCTGGCTGTTACGAGTGCGACATACGGAGGCGTCAAAACAATGTACCAGCGGGAACAGCTTCCACTGGAACATCTTATCAATCTCATTCCGAATGCTCTCGCATGGCGACGGCTTCGGCCATACTTACGTGATGGAGATGTAATCAAGCTGTCGAGGGTTTCGTAAAGAATTCCCGTTCCGTCAGGCGTGACTTGGTGTTACGCTTTGCTTTACCGGTGGGCACTAACTGCTGGGTGAATCCGCGAGGAACTGGCGTCTCGTATCGGGTTTTGACAACAATCGCCAGGTGGAGGTTCAGAAATGAACAATTTGTACCTGTCTCGAAGTCGTGTTGCTTGTTTTGATGGCGAGGGCGGCGACGCGGCTGCTGACAAGGCCATCGCTGACAAGGCTGCTGCTGACAAGGCTGCTGCTGACAAGGCTGCTGCTGACAAGGCCGCCGCTGACAAGGCTGCCGCTGCCGCTGCTGGTAGTTCGGCTGGAACGGCGTTCAATCAAGAAGATGTGAATCGTTTTCTTGCTGAGGATCGTCGCAAACATCAAACAGCTTTGGCTCAAGTGGAGGCGAAGTTGCAAGAGGCTCTTAATGACAAGACCATGACTGAGGCAACGCGATCAGCTTTGGAGGAGAACCTGGCCGCAATCCAAGGCCAGTTGCGGACAAAAGAACAGCAATTGGCTCTGGAGAAAAAGCATTTGGAGGAAACACACACGGTTGAAACGGTCGAGTTGAAGAAGAAAGTGGTGTTCTGGGAGAGCCTGTATCGTGACAGCACGGTCGAACGTTCTTTGCAAGATGCCGCCGTTAAGAATGACGCTTTTAACTCCGATCAGATCGTCGTGATTCTGCGTTCTCAAACCAAGCTACTGGAAGTAGTTGATGAACAGTCCGGTAAACCGACTGGGAAGTATCGACCGATGGTTGAGATGAATGACGTCGATTCCAAGACGGGTGAACCGGTTGTCATGGTCCGCACACCGGAGGAAGCGGTGAAGCGCATGAAAGAACTGCCTGAGACCTACGGTAACCTGTTCAAGTCAGGTGTCGTGAGTGGTATCGGAGCAGGCCAGGCTACCAGCGATCCGCTGGGTGGCGGTCGGGTTGATGTGCGGAAATTATCTCCGCAGCAATACCGAGAACTCCGTGAGAAGAACCCTGAAGCTCTGGGGTTGCGGCCAAAGAAATAATTGGCTGTTACCAACTATTGGGGGCGGTACTCTGACTGAATGGACGTTGTATACGTCTAATGAAACCTTTATGGAGAATCGCAATGAACACTCTGTATTTGTGCAAGGCTCAAGTCGCTTGCTTCGCCAACGACAATGATGCCTTTATCCCAGAACAATGGGCCCAAGAGGGCTTGGCGATTCTGGAAGAGAACATGGTCGCCGCTAATATGGTTCACCGAGATTTCGAGAACGAAGTCGCGGACTTTGGCGATGTAGTCAACACTCGTCGGCCTGGTACTTTCCGGATCAGCCGGAAAAAGGACGGGACTACCTTGGTTCAGCAAGACGCCAACGCGACCAACGTGCGGGTGCCTCTGGATCAGTGGTTCTACACCTCGTTTGTTATCAAGGACGGTGAAGCCAGCAAGGCGTTCCAGGACTTGGTAGACATTTACCTTCGTCCCGGTATGCAAACCATCGCGCGGGCTGTGGATCGAGCCGTTCTCGGTCGTTGCCACCATTTCCTGCGGGCTCCGGCCAATCGTGTTGGTCGTCTCGAAAATCTCACCAGTGCCAACAGCAAGGACTACCTGCTGGAAGCACGTGAGGTGCTGAACGTCAACAAAGCCCCGACTGATGGCCGCAGCCTGGTTCTGGCTCCGGCCAGTGAGACTGCGCTGCTCAAGAACGACATGTTCTTGAAGGCCAACGAGCGTGGTGATGGTGGGACTGCCCTGGAGAACGCCGAACTCGGCCGTATCCTTGGTTTTGCGACCTATATGGACCAGAACGTGAATAGCGTGACGGCTTCCACGATGGTCGGACAGGTCATTACCGGTACGATCACCGACATTCAGCCTGCCGGTGAAGGTGGTGTGCAGAATTGCACCTTGGCTGCGACTGTGATTGGCGAATTCGCCGTAGTAGCTGCCAACGATCAGCCAACCTACATCACCGCTCTGACTGGTGCCACCACGGACATCACTCTGAACGAGGTCAACAAGTACGCGACCGGGGCTGGTGCTGCGGTCACGGTTTACCAGAAGTGCAATGTCAAGACCACCCAATTGGCTGGCTACAGTGAAGCGGTTGTGGTCGATGGTTGGACTGTCGCCCCTCAAATTGGTCAACTGGTCGCTTTTGGGTCTGGTGCGAGTCGTCGGACTTACACAGTTATCGAAAGCTGGTTGAGTGGCACTGGCGAACAGTCGCTTATTCTGGATCGACCGCTTGAGATCACCATCACTGCTGCTGATCCTTGCTTTCCTGGCCCGGCTGGAACGTTGAATCTGGCTTTCCATCAGAATAGCCTGGCTCTCGTCACTCGTCCGCTTGCCACTCCGGGTGGTGCGTTGGGCGTGATGAGCCATGTTGGTGCGTATAACAACATCGCCATGCGTGTGACGATGCAGTACGACATCCAGGAAGGTGGCACGGTGGTTAATCTTGACATCCTGGCCGGCGTTGCTGTTCTGGATGAAAATTTGGCTGTGGTTTTCCTCGGCTAAACCAAGTTGGTCAAGTGTTGTTTGAAACGGTTACCCTCCCGGATGGCTCCGGGAGGGTGGCCTTCTATTACGTTTGCATACTGGAGGTAAAACATGGATTGGAATACGGTACTGTTGGTGATGAAACAGTACGGGCCTCTGGTCCTGGTTGTGTGTTTTCTGCTGTGGCAAGGTTGGATGCGTGAGTGCCGGCTTACAAACCGTATCGATAAGTTGGAAGACGAACAGCGAAAGGTGCTTCTGCCACTTGTGGGAAAGTGTACTCGGGTCATTACTCGAAACACTGGTATCATGCGTCGGTTGGAGCGAGTGTTGGATAAGCGCTGGGGTCAATCTGAAAAATAAAGGCACGCACTGTGCAATCACATCAGTATTTTTTAAGTCGTCAAATGCAAATTGCATTGTACGTTTTGAAGCGGCAGTATGGCGGTCCTATCGTCATCTACCGATTGCTGAGTTCTGAAGTTGACTCGAAAACCGGGGAAGCTGTCGTTAGGACCCAAAGCACCCGCGTGCGACGTGCTGCTGTTTTGCCGGCAGCGATGACTCGAAATGTTGTTCGCAACATCTCGGTAATTTCGGCTGATAAACAGATGGTTCAAGGCGGGAGTTACGATACCAGTAAGCGAGTCTTTGTCATTGATAGACGGGATGCCCGATCTTTAACGTTGAGTCAGGATGATTGGCTCGTGTGGGATGGCCATAAGTACCAGTTCGAGAAGATTGAGGAATTGGAATTCCGAACTGGTTGGATCATCACAGGTAAAGTGCTTCTTGGTGAAACGGATTTGGAAGCCGGTCTACAGCAATCATTGGAAGTGTCTGATGATCTTGTTGTTGAAGAAGTCACAGTTGGGGAGGTGTAAGATGTCTGCGAACCCTAATTGGACACGCTGGATTTTCGCCTCGTTGGCGACTTACTTGAAAAAAGTCGCTACGGATAATGAAATCATAGCTCTCATAGAGGGTGTTGATGATCGTACTGACGCGATCATGGAGGCTACTGAGCATGTCGAGATCGCTATAACCGGACCATTTTCCCGCGAAATGAGCCGCAACTACTATGAACTCAAGGTTGGAGTTCGCTTGCTGATTCAGGCTCGAATGGATAATCCACCTAAGAATCGGTATTCACCGCAACGCATTGCTGGTATCTTCCACGAGGCAATGGACGCTGTAATTGCGGTCTATCGGTACGGAAGTGACCCAGAGGATGACCAATCACATTTAGGCTGTTTGTCGCCAGCAAAAGGTCGAAATGATGCATTACGTGTGTTTCATTTTGGACAAATGACTCCGACAGATCGTTTACGCCAGTCGATGGTTGACTGCTGGTACGTGATGGAGTTGACAAGCAACGACTAGCCAAAAGAGGAGAAAATCCAATGGCCAGAATAGAACTGCGTGATTGTATTATTCGGTTCAAGGATGGATTGAGTGGTGCATGTCAAATCAACGAACCGTCTACTCCGCCTGTGGCGACTGACACGGAATTTGATGTCGATACCATAGTGTTGAATACGGCTGATGCTGATCTGATTCCTGTTGGGGCCAGATTCACCCTCACCGGTGAAACAGTCCCGGTGTCTCATACAGTCACAGTACGTACTCCAACATCCACCAGTCCGACAACGAACATTGTGTTTACGCCGGCACTTGGTGCAGGAACCTATTTGGACGAAGATGTTATTACGTTTCTCCCGCAGCAAATCGAGATTAAGGTTGGTGATGGAAACGTCACCTATACCGAGAACCGGACCTACGAGTACATGTTGGACCGGGGTGATATCGACACGGTGCGAGAAGGCGATCAAGTGCCTCTCGATGTGAGGCTGGAATGCACCTACGAGCACATTGTAACGGGCACCTCGGAAGAGATTTCCCCGCTGGATGCGTTGAAGGGTGTTGGTGGCGCAGTCGAATGGGTCAGTTCTTCGGCTGACCAATGCGAACCGTATGCCATCGACATCGAAGTCGAGCATGATCCGCCTTGCGGCACTGCTCAAACGGAAACTACGCTCTTCCCGGATTTCCGGCCAGACACCAAGGAAGTGAATTTTCAAGATGCGACGATTTCGCTTACTGGCAAGTGTAATGTTATTGAGCCTGAAGTCGGTCGTTCGTAACCCGCGAAAACTAGGAGGTGACTCATGGCACGAATTGAACTTCGTGACTGTATTGTTCGATTCAAGGATGGCTTTGGCGGGTCGGCTAAGGTGAATGATCCCACTAGTGCTCTTGCTGAAGATGCTGTTGTGATGGAGATTGACACTGTTGCTAATCTCACGAACAACACGAGTTTGGTCCCTGTTGGCGCTCGTTTCACAGTAGTTGGCGCCACTCTGACTCGCACGGTGAGTGCTCAAGATGCCAATGAAGTGCAAAGTGTGACGGTTGATGCCGCCGATGGGACTTTTACTCTTGATTATAAGGGTCAAGAGACAGGTAATCTCGATCACGATATTACCCTTGCTCTTCTCAAGACGGCATTGGAAACTCTCACCACTATTACCACGGTCAACGTCTACGGTACACCTGGCAGTCTTTACCTCATAGAGTTTGTCATTCCTGAAGGGGACGGCACCTTGCTGGTTGCTGATGATGCTTTGTTGACGGGCGGTGCTTCTACGGCAGTAGTCGCTTTGGTCGCTGCTGTTGGAACCGTGACGTGTCAGTTGACATTCTCTCCAGCATTGAGTGACGCTGATGGCATTCCGGCGGATAGTGCCGTGATTACGTTCCTCCCGCAGCAAATCGAGATTAAGGTTGGTGATGGAAACGTCACCTATACCGAGAACCGGACCTACGAGTACATGTTGGACCGGGGTGATCTCGACACGGTGCGAGAAGGCGATCAAGTGCCTCTCGATGTGAGGCTGGAATGCACCTACGAGCACATTGTAACGGGCACCTCG